AGTATCTTTACAGCAGATCGGAGGCGGATATTCCGTCTTATGAAGCCTATACCAGATACGACATCAGCGCCCTTGTTCCTGACTTCCTCTCCCTTAACTCTCCCCCTATCAAGGAAGAGGCAGAATACCAGTATCTCAATCAGGGCTACGATGTTGAAGGCGGCAGGATCATACTTCTGCCGCACGACGCAAAGGGGCTTTACAAGGTCATTTACAAGCGCAAACCGCAGGCTGTTATCAATCACGGAGAAGCCGCCGACGATATGACGGTACTTGACCTCGACGAAGATCTCTGCGCTCTGCTGCCGATTCTGGTTGCCTCTTTCGTCTGGGTGGACGACGAGCCTGAAAAGGCACAGTATTATCTCGCCATTTATCAGGAAAGAGCGATAGACATAGAGCGAAGAATCGTGTCCGCTACACCTGTTCCTATCAAAAATTCTAACGGGTGGTAAATGATTATGGCATCGTACAACACAAAGAAAAACCTGTTGCAAAGTCGGGATACTTACAGCAGGCACTACGGAGATTTCCGAGGCGTTGATTTTTCCAGCGATCACACGCAGGTACATGAACAGCGCCTCGCCTATCTCGTCAATATGTATAAGGATTATCAGTCGGGGCAAGGAAAGGCGCTCGAAACCATTGCAGGCTTTCGCCGTCGCGTTGTTCTTCCCGAAGAGGCGGAGATTTACGGTATCCACCATTTCCAGCACAAGGATTCTGGCGGAAAGATCGTAACAAAAATTCTTCTCCACGCTGGGAACAGGCTGTATCTTTGGCATAATTATCCCAACACCATCAATGTTGTAACAAAAGAAGTGATCACGCTCCCCGAAGAGAGCGGAGAAACGAACGGCACACGCACCTTCAGAATCACTCTCGGCAACAATGTCGCAAGCGTCGTCGCAATTTCCAAGCCTGACGGCGAAGATATTACGATGAATATGGATTACTACGACGCAGGAACGCATACGCTCTGCATCTCTCGTAGCGATCTCTATGCTGGCGACGCATTGTATCTGTCGTTTACGGAGGGCGTTATCAGCACGGAGGATGCCCTTTTTGCTGGCATGAACAGCCGCAGAAGCGCGTCCTTTATTTTTAATAACCGTTTGTACCTGATCGACGGCAAAAATTATCTGGTTTACGACGGCGACACAGTATCCTCTGTTCTCTCTGCCGCTTATATTCCCACCACCTATATCAACATCATTCCAAGCGGCGAAAACGCCGATATTGGCACGGAATACGAGCAGAGGAATGTCCTTCAGCCGAAATTCAAACACACCTTTATCGCAGACGGCGTGACAACCGAGTTTTATATGAACGAGAACGCGCTGGAGGCGGTAGCAGAGGTCAAAGTTTACGGCGAAACGCTGACGGCGGAGGACGACTATACCGTGGATCTCCCGAACGGCAAAATTACCTTTGCTGTTGCGCCCAAGAAGCCCGAAGAGGTTGAGGGCGGCGCGTATCCAGAGTTTTACGCAGGAATCGAAATTACGGCGCAAAAGACCTTTACCAGCGTTTCAGGAGTAACCGAGGAAAAGGAAAATATCTACGAACTGATTACCGACTGCACCATTGTCGCAACCTTTGACAACCGTGTTTTCGTATCTGGCAACCCGAACTATCCAAACCATGTGTTTTACTGCGGACGGAATATCACGGGATATGTTGATCCCTCGTATTTTGGCGTATTGAACTATATGCAGGATGGCGTCGGAATCACGCCCATTACTGGCATGATCCCCGTGGCGGATACGCTTATGGTATTAAAGGGCGATACGCGGCAGGACGGCTCAACCTATTTCCACACGGCAACGGCGACGGGCGAGGATCTTCAACCGAAGATCTATCCCTCTACGCAGGGCTTGTGCGGCATAGGCTGTCTGGGCGCTTGTATTAACTTCCTCGACGATCCTATTTTCATTTCCCGTCTGGGAGTGGAGGCTATCGGACAACTCTCTGTGCGCTACGAGAGGGCTGTGGAACACCGTTCCAGCCTGATCGACGCAAGGCTTGTCAATATGGATTTGAGCGACGCCGTGGTGGAAGAGTGGAACGGATACCTGCTTGTGCTGGTTGACGGCAAAATCTTTATGGCGGACAGCCGCCAGAAGTACGCGCACGAGATCGGCGTACCGCAGTATGAATGGTATTACCTCGAAGATATTGGCGTTTACAAAAACCAGTATCCAGAGTATCGCTATTCTACGCAGATATATTCCGAACTGGACGGCAAGACGGTACATTACTGTACCGAGTGCAAGAAGGGCGCGAAATACTGCACTTGCGGCAACGAGGATCACATAATCGAGATCCCGATCAAACTGGCGAACGCGGTGTATTACCATGAGAGCAACGAAACGCGAAACCTCACGGGCGAGATCGTCAACCCTCCCGACAACGACGGCAAGGAAACCGCCAGCGTGTTCGACGAGCGGCTTACGATAGCCGTGGACGGCGTAACCTATGAAATAGGCTTGTACTACACCATACACGAACTGTACGGCAGTATGGGCGAATTTCTGGGCTATGAGGCGTTTCTGTGCGAGGGCAAGGGCAACAGCACAGGCGGAACATTCCAGAGGGCAACCACCGTCAAGAGCATGGAAAACAATTTGTTTTTCGGCACGAAGAACGGCGTCGTCTGCTCCTTCAACTTCGATATGCGCGACGAGCAGGGCGAGATTGCGCCCCAGTATTACGCTTTCGACGAGCGAACGATCCTCTGCGGCTGTGCGACGAAAATGGACTGTTGCGGCGTTCCTCACCTGAACAAAAACACCGTCAAAAAATCAACGGTTATCAAAACCAAGTCTTTCCCATCCTCTGCGGCAAAAATCAGAGTGCGGACGAACAGAAAGCCCTATGAGCAGATTGCGCGCATAAACAGTACGCTGTTCTCTTTCGGCGGTACGGATTTCTCGGACTTCTCATTTATCACGACAGAGCAAAGCCTGTTTGCGATCAAGGAGAAGGAAAAAAAGTGGGTGGAAAAGCAATATTACATCTATTCGGACGAGTACATGAAGCCGTTTGCGCTGTTCTATCTCTCTTTCCGATACAACATTTCTGGACGATATAAGGAGTAAAAGGCTATGAAACAACTTGTAAAAATTACAAAAAGCCAGATTACCGAAAAAGGCGTCCAGTCGCTTGCGGACAGACCAAACGCCTCTTCGCAGTACGGTGTAGGCGGCTTGTCGCCGCAACAACTCAAACTGTGGTTTGATAAACTGGCAACCTTTCTGGCAGAAAAGATCAACGAGGTTTACGACACCATTTCAGCCAAAGACGCGGCAGATTATATCCGCCTCGCGCTGGACGATTACGATGTGGAAAGCCTTGGCGATCTCGTGGAAGCCATGTTGAGCGGAGATTTTGCAAACAAAATATTGCAGGTCTTTCCCTCGGCAAACTCTTTCGCAACTGTTCCGCTTCAAAAGTATATCAATGACGCCGCGCAGGCGATCAGCGAAAACGCAGAGGCTATCGAGGATCTGAAAAGCGACAAACTGGATAAGGTGACAAGCGCCGCGAGTTATCGCCGCGCATATATCATCGACACCGACGGAAAGCAGAAGGTTATTTACATTTCCGACGCGCCGCTCTCTGGGGCGATTCCTGTTTTTGTGGGTGACGGTCAGATCAATGTTGCCGTTCCGACGGCTGACGCACACGCCGCCAACAAGGGCTATGTCGATCAGCGAGATCGCTTCCTCGGCTCTACGGTTGAAATCTCCATTGACAAATCCTCCTACCTTATGACGCTTCGCCTCAAAAACACGGCTGGCTCGGTATTGAGTACGGCGCAGGTGGATCTCCCTCTGGAAAGCGTTATCGTAGGCGGAGAATATGCGGATGGTACACTAACCCTGAAACTCATTGAAGGAAACGACATCAAAATCGACATTTCGGATATGATAGACGGGCTTGTAAACACCGTAACGCACGAGGCGGCAGTATCCGCTCTGAACCAGCGCATCGACGCCGCCAACAACGAACACGACGCGCTGGTGCAGGAGATCGAACTGTCGAAAATCTATGCTCACGCGGCGTATCACGCGGAAGAATCCGAAACGGCGCGGAGTTACACCAAGGGCGGCAAAATTGATCGTCATTTTCGCATTATCGAGAAAACTGGCGGTGCTTCGCTCTCGGTGACGATGGATAGTAACTACAAACTATCTATCGCCCTCAAAAATCGCTCTGGCGAGGTTTTGAGCGAGGGCATGGTGGATTTGCCTATCGAAAGCCTTATCACCAGCGCCTCGTACAAAAACAAGGTGCTGACGCTCAAATTCCAGAGCGGCAACACCCTTGCAGTCAACATTTCCGATCTGATTTCTGGGCTTGTGCCTGATTCGCGCACGATCAACGGAAAAGCGCTCTCTGGTAACATCGTTCTGACGGCGGAAGATGTCGGCGCGTACCCGAAGAGCGAAACCTTTTCCAGAACGGAAACCTCTGCGGCAATCGACAAGGCAAAAACCGCCTTGCAGACCGAGATCGACGGCAAGCAGGCGGTGGGATTTGCCTATCAGTCTGTGGAATCGGAGAAGGCTGGCGGATATACCAAGGGTGGAGAGATTGACCGCGAACTGCGCGCAATCAAAAAGAGGCTTTCCAGCCTCGAACCTGAAACAACATAACAGGAGGACATATTCTTATGTTACTTGAAAAAACAAAAATTTACGGCGTGGATGGCGTCGGGCAGTCAAATCCGACGCTCACCAGAACAGACGCCGCCGTGGGGCTTTCTTACTCCATCGGGGCAAGTGAGATTTCAAGCGATTTCAACAACTGCTACCCGTGGAGCGAAATGCACGAAGTCACGGACGAATTTGGGAATGTCTTTATCAGGATTCCGAAATTCTACACCAAGGTCACCAAAAACGGAAACGGCACATACAAGTACCAGATTTCGGGCTGTCGTTACGACGGCTTTTCCACGCTGTTTATCGACGGCAAGGGCAACGAGATCGACTATGTGCTTGTCGGTAAATACGAAGGCTCTGGCTCGTCCTCTCGCGTATATTCCAAGGGCGGACAGACCGTACTCGTAAACATCAATATCGGCAATTTCCGTAACGGCTGTAAAGCCAACGGAGAGGGATACCAGCAGTACGATTTCCTCATTGACGCGATCCTCAAACAGTTGTTTATGATCGAGTTTGCCACCACGAACTCCCAGAGCATCATGAAGGGCTGGACGGCAGGCGATAACACCGCCGCCCTCATTACAGGTCATACCGACGCTGTGAAAACGCCCTCTGGCTCTGCAAACAGCGATCACGCGGACGATTGCGAAACCTGCAACACCGACGGCTACCACGCCTGCAAGTATCGCGGCATCGAAAACCCGTGGGGCAACACTTGGACATGGTGCGACGGCATCTCCTTCTCTACGGAAAAGGTCTTTATCTGCACCGATCCGACTGCGTATGAATCCGCCAAGGTGGATGCACCGTACTTCTATATGGGCGACAGATGTATGTCTGGTGGATATGCTTCTGTCATTACGCCCTTTGAGAAGATGCCTCTGCTCGGCTATACCACGGTTGCAGGTGGCGGCAGTACCACCCATTACAGCGATTACTACTATGTAGCCGACACGGGAACCGTGTTGATCGTCGGTGGGGACTGG